CTGGTGCGTTCGACAAGATTCTCGGCCGCCAGCGTGGCAAGGGCGACGTGGTCGCACTCTTCAACCATGACAGCAACATCGTGCTGGGCCGCACGTCCAGCGGCACGCTGGAGTTGTCCAGCGACGAGAAGGGCCTGCGGTACGTGGTGACGCCGCCCGTGAGCCGGGCCGACGTGCTCGAACTCATCCAGCGGCGTGACGTGCGTGGCTCGTCGTTCGCCTTCACGGTGGACCCCAAGCACGAGTCATTCCGCACCGGCGAGGACGGCAAGGCCGTGCGGCAGATCCGCGAGGTTTCGGGACTCTATGACGTGGGTCCAGTCCTGGTTCCCGCGTACCCCCAGACGAGTGCTGGCGTGGCCATGCGTTCTTATGAAGCGTGGCTTGCCAGCAAAAACGAGCCAGCGGCCCCGCCTGCCGTGCGTTCGGCCATGCGTGGCGTCGCCCAGGCGTGGGCCGCCATGCTGAGGCTCCGCAATGTCTGAGGCCCGCTGCACCTGCGGCGAGAAGTTGCGGTGCCGCTCTAGTCGTGCCTGCGGCGATGAACGGCAGCGGTATCTCCGTTGCCCACGGTGCGGTGCTCGTGCGGTGGCGTTTGTCAAAACAACAGTTTCGCAAGTCAGGTTCTGCAAGAGGCCGGGTGCATAGCGGCACAGTGGACTCCATCGGCAATCACGCCGCTGGAGATCACACATGGACCGCCTCTCGACTCTTCGCGCCGAAGCCAACGACGTTGCCGAGCGGATTGACTCGCTCACGGCCCTGCAGACCGACAACCAGGCTGATCTCGAGTCCCGTGATGCGGAGCTCACCGGCCTGACCGAGCGGGCTCAGAAGCTCGCCGCCTCGATCGACTTCGAGGTCAAGGTGGTCGAGTCGGCCAAGAATCTCCGCAGCGTGGCCGAGCGTTGCTCGCCGGCCCCCGAGGTGCGTGCGGTTGAGAATCGCATCGAGCCGGTGCGGGACAGCCGCAAGCTCAAGGCGTTCCGGTCGCACGAGACGGCGTACCGTTTCGGCATGTGGCTGCGTGCCAAGTTCGCCGGCGACGACAACGCCCGGCGGTGGTGTGCTGACCACGGCGTCGAGAGCCGCGCGATGGTCGAAGGCATCAACAGCACCGGTGGTTTCAGCGTGCCGGACGAGGTGTCGAACGAGATCATCCGCAACGTCGAAACCTTCGGCGTGGCCCCCACGGCCCTGCAGAACTTCTCGATGGCCAGCGACACGCTGATGATCCCGAAGCGGCTCACCGGCGTCACCGGCGCGTGGCTCGGCGAAGGCAGCGAGTTCACCTACAGCGACATGACCGGCACGCAGGTGCAGCTGGTCGCCCAGAAGTTCGGCGTGGCCACGAAGGTGTCCAACGAACTGTGGGCCGACGGCGTGGGCATCGCCGACCTGATCGCCACGGAGCACTCGCTGTCGGTGGCCAAGGCCCTCGACGAAGCGGTCTTCACGGGCACGGGCACGTCGGCCTTCGGTGGCCACCACGGCGTGGCGGTCAAGATCGACACCGCCCCGTACACGGCCAGCGTGGCGACGGCGGCCAGCGGCAACAACTCGTTCGAGACGCTCGACAAGGAAGACTTCCTTGCCGTGCTGGCGAAGACTCCGCGCTACGCCCTGCCGGGTGCCCGGTGGTACATCTCGCCGGCCGGCTACCACGCTGCGATGCAGCGGCTGGATCTCGGCCAGGGTGGCAACGCCAGCGTGGCACAGGGCTTCGGCCTCACCTTTTTGGGCTACCCTGTGACCCTAGTGCACGTTCTTAACAGCACGCTCGGTGCGGATGCGTCGAAGATCAAGGTGCTGTTCGGCGACATGGCCATGGCTGGTGCCCTCGGCCTGCGTCAGGGTTACGCCCTGCGTGTCAGCCAGGAGCGGCTGGTCGAGTATGACCAGACCCTTGTCACCGGCATCGTGCGTGCCAATGCGGTGTTCCACTCGCTCGGCTCGACCAGCGAGGCGGGCCCGGTGATCGCGCTCAAGACGGCGTCCTGAACCTAGTTCCTTCCACGGAGATCAGATCCCATGATCCAGATTGCGGCAACGAAGACGGACGCCAAGGCGGCGGCGAGTGTGGCGGCCTCGGCCACCCACAGCCACGAGATCGACACCTTGGGCTTCGAGTACGTTTCCATCGACGTGGTGTACTCGCCGTTCACGGCGACCACCAGCAATGCGGCTCCGGTGCTCCGGTTGACGCAGCACGACGTGACCGGCACCGGCCAGACGAACATCAGCGGTTTCGTGGGCGGCACCGACTTCACGGTGGCGGCTGGCACCACGACCGGGGCGAACGTCGGCTACGTGGCTCGGTTCAACGTGGACATGCGTGGCAAGCGTCGTTTCCTGACGCTGTACACCTCGCCCGGCAACACCGTGGCGGTGAACAGCGTGGCCCGGCTGGGCCGTGCCGAAGAGGCTCCGTTCTCGGCGGCCACCAAGAACGTCGGCACGCTCGTCAGCGGCTGATCGCTTGACACATGCGGCACAGTGGACGGCTGGCAGGGCTCTACGCTCTGCCAGCCGTTTCCATTTGAGGGGCCACAATGCTCGTCCGTGTCGGTGACACGCAGGTAGATATCCGAGTCGAGGCCGTGCTGTCGATGCCCCGGCTGGGGTTCACCAGCAACTTCTTCGCCTGGGCTCAGGCCCTGATGCCGCTGGGCATCCGGCCGACGCTGGGCACTGGCTGCTTTTGGGACCAGGTGAACACCCGGGTGTTCGAGCAGTTCATCGACAAGGCCGAGTACCTGCTGGCGATTGATTACGACACGTTTTTCACCAAGGAAGACGTGGAGACGCTCTTTGCCATGGCGATGACGTTTCAGTGTGACGCCATCACGGGGCTGCAAACCAAGCGAGAAGACGGCCGCCCCATGCTCACGCTCAAGGGCACGCTGGATTCGCCGCCAGATGCCGGGCACACAAGCCTGCCCCCGTCATGGTTTGCCGAGCCGATTCAGGAGGTGGACACGGCCCACTTCGGCCTCACGGTGATCAGCACGGCCGCACTCAAGCGAACCAAGAAACCGTGGTTCTGGTCAAAGCCAGACCCCGATGGTTCGTGGGGCGAAGGCCGGCTAGATCCCGACATCTGGTGGTGGAAGAACTGGCGAGAGAGCGGCAACCGAGTCTTCGTGTCGCCCCGTGTCGTGCTGGGGCACGGCGAGTACGTCGTGACGTGGCCGGGCCGCAACCTGACGAGCCCGGTTTTTCAGTGGGCGAATGAGTTCACGTCCACGAGCAAGCGGCCCGAAACTGCATGGAGGGTAGGGGAATCATGAAGATAAGGATGCTGATGAGCTACCGGCACTACAAGCGTGGCCAGGTGCTGCCGGATGTCCCCGACGGCATGGCGAACGATTGGATCAGTCGAGGCATCGCCGTCGAGGACAAGCAGCAGACAATCGAGACGGCGGCCATCGAGCACCGGGCCGAGACGGCCGACGCCACGCCCAGGAAACGAGGACGCCCCCGTGCAGTACCGCAGCCTGACCAGAGCGACGCCGCCGGCGGTTGAGCCCGTCTCGGTTTCCGAGGCCAAGGCCCACCTGCGGGTGGACATCAGCGACGACGATTCGTACATCGGCACGCTGATCACGGCGGCCCGTGAGTGGTGCGAGCAGTACCTGGACCGCACGCTGATCAACACGCAGTGGACGATGCGGCTGGACTCGTTCCCCTACGAGATCGAGCTACCCCGGCCGCCGATTGCCACGAGCGGCACGGCCACGGCGGTGTCGCTCACCTACACGCTGGGCGACGACTCGACGGCCACGCTGTCCACGACGGCGTACCGAGTGGACCGCAACTCGACGCCTGGCGTGGTGCGGCAGCTGCGTGCCGGGACGTGGCCGGCGAACCTCGACGACTACAACGCCGTGGCCGTGACGTGGTGGGCCGGCTACGGAGCCAGCGGCACGAGCGTGCCAGCCGCCATCCGCCACGCCATCCTGATGCTCGTGGGCCACTGGTACGAGTCACGCTCAAACGTGCTCACCGGCAGCATCTCCAAAGAGATTGAGTTTGGCGTCAAGTCGCTTCTCGACTCGCAACGCTGGGGATCGTACCGATGAGCGTTGAAGGCCGCATCACGGTGGACGCCTTGTTCCACGACAAGGACGGCACCAACGCAATCAACGTGTTGTCACTAGCGCGGTCAGGATCGGCGCTGCAAGGCAAGTGCGCCTATGTGTCTGGCACTGTTGGGACCGCCGCAGTAACGATTGCAATCAGCCCCAGCACGTATCGAGATTCCTCCGGCAGCCTTGTGTCTTTTACTGACGTGGAAAGTGTCGTGTTTTTCTGTAGCACCAGGTGCCAAGTGGCAGAGGCTTCTGGCAGTGCATGGTCTATGTGCCCAGCCGACCACGCGATTGTTCTTGGTACTGAGCAGGGGGGCCTCGACGGCATCGTGGTTGGCCCGCTGGGGGCTGGAACGGCTTCGTTTGAAATGGTGCTATACGGCGTATGAGCATTGACGGCCGCATCACTGTTGACGCCCTCTTCCACGACACGTCTGGCACGGCCAGGCTGAAGGTGCAGTCGTTGCAGTCCGTCACCGGGTACACGTCTGGCGAAGTCGTGGCCGTCACCGGCACGGCTGGCACCTCGAGCGTGTCCATCAACTTCGGCACGTACCGCAACGCCGCCGGGACGCTTGTGTCGCTGGGCTCGCCGCTGAAGCTGGCCTTTGCGTGGAGCGGCTCTAGCCGCCGAACCCTCAACGACGGCGGCGACGATGCGTGGCGGCTCATCTCGTCTAACGGCGAGGTAGCCGTGACGCAGATGGCTGACAGCGAGCCCGTGCCGCAGCTGACGGCTGGTGCTGGCACCGGCACCTACACGCTCATCCTGTGGGGGCCAAACTGATGGACTCCGGCCGGCTCCGAGAGCGAGTGACGGTGCAGCAGGCCACGGACAGCCGCACGCCGCTTGGCGAGGCTACGCAGACGTGGGGCACCTTCGCTGAGCGTTGGGCCAGCGTCGAGGGCATTTCGGCCCGGGAGTTCTTCCTGCAGGGTCAGCAGCAGACCGAGGCCAGCCACCGGGTGCGGATGCGGTATCTCACCGGACTCACCCAGCAGATGCGTCTGCAGTGGCGTGGCCGCACGCTGGAGATCGTCAGCATCCTCGAGCACGGCAACCGCACCGAGCATGAGTTGCTGTGCCAGGAGGCGATCTAGTGGCCTTCATCTCGATCACGGTGGACTCCACCGACCTAAAGCAGAAAACCGAGCAGCTGCGGAACCTGTTCGGCCAAGACGGCCGTGCCGGGCTTGCCGCAACGCTGGAGGCGGCACTGGAGAAGGCCATCTGGCCGGCGTACCTGCGGCTGCGTGAAGTAACGCCCGTCGGCCCCACCGGCAATCTTAAGCGGGCTGCCCACTACAAGACGGTGAAGTATCCCAAGGACGGGGCCGCCGTGGGCCTGATTGGCTACCGGCAGTCTCAGAAAGAGCGTGGCACCGCCACCGCTGGCAGCGTGCGGATTGGCAAGGAGCGGGGCTTTCATCAGTGGTGGCTGGAGTTCGGCACGAAGGAGCGAGTCGTCACCAAGCTCTCGGACAAGCCCTACCAGCGAAAGGCACACACCCGGCGGATGAAGTCCGGCAAGGTGGCCAACATCAGCGGCCACCAAGTTAAGGGGCAGGGGGCCGTTATCGCTTCCAGCCTGGCGGCCCGCGGGCCGTTCGACATCAACCCCGACGGCAGCAAGTCGCAGCCCTACGCCTTCTTCATGAAGGGCAAGAAGGGCCAGGGGGCAATCCGCCTGCCGGGAGTTCGGCCTGGTGGTGTGGCTGGCCGCCCGCCCGTGCAGACCGCCTTCGAGCAGACCAAGAACCAAGTGGCCGAGATCCTGCGGCGTGAGATTGGCATCTCGATCGAGGCCGCCATCTCCAAGATTACGCAGTCCAGCACCGGCACCATCAGCGGCATCATCGGAGGCTAGCCATGCCACTCAAGTCACCCGAGCAGCTGCTGGCCAACGCCCTGGTGGCCGACCCCGCCGTGGCGGCTGTCGTGGGCCAGCGTGTCTACCCCGTCGTGGCACCGGCCTCGGCGGATCTGCCGTTCATCACCTGGCGTCGCACGGGCATCCAGCGGACGCAGACGCTATCCGGCCCGATGGGTATGGGCGTCGTGCTGCTGTCGGTGGACGTGTACGCCGAGACGTACGGCGAGGCCCGGGACATCGCCGACCGATGCCGCTCGGTTCTGGATGGGTACGGCACGGCTGTGGAAAACTACGTGAGCGTCAGGAACGTGTCTCTGGACACGGAATCGGACGGCGTGGTGCAGCTGGCTGGAGGCGACTTGCCTCCGATTCTCACGGTCAATCAACAGTACTCGATCCTCTGGCAGGAGATATAAGCGATGCCTTTCGAGACGCCGCATGATGGTGCCGGTACGGTGGTGACGTGGCCCACGACCGCCACGCGATACACCGTCACGAACATCGTCGTGTCGTTCACCGACCCGGCGGCCGAGGACGAGAAGATCAACGTGGCCCACTTGGGCCAGACCACCGGCGAAACCGCTAGGACTCTCGATCTGCCGCTGGCCGGCTCGGCTTCCGGCGACACCGGCCGCACGGTGCAGTTCGACTACGTCGGCAGCACCCTCATCAACGACAAGTCCACCGGCACGCTGTCCATCACCGTGGGCGGCTCTTCGCTTCTGAGCAAGGGCGGCACGGTGCAGAGCTCCACGCTCACGCTCGCCACCAACGATGCCATCCGGGGCCAGGTGACGATCCTCATTGATCGTTAAGCCTGACGGAGGCCCGTCATGGCTGAGTACGCAGCGGGCGTCACGGCGACGTGGGACGGCGTGTCATTCGGTGAGATCACCGAACTGCGTGTGACACACGGCGGCTCGCTGCCGCTGGCTCGTGCGAGTACGTGGACGCTTGACGTTGGCACTATAGAGATATCGTGCCTGACGACTGCGAACATCTCGACGGCCAAGTACGCCAAGCGTGCTGCGGTTTCGATTGCGGGCGGTGGCCTTGCCTACTCTGGCACCGCCGTGCTCGAGAAGTTCACGCTCCAGGGCATTGCCAATGACGTGGCACGGTACACCGTCACGCTCAGGATCCAACCCTAGGAGATGCCATGGCTCTGACTGTGCAGGAACTCGCCGCCCAGATTCTCGCCTCGGACGATCTGTCGGTGCTCAAGGTGACGGTGAAGGAGTGGAAGGACGCCAGCGGCAAGCCGCTGGTGCTCGGCATCCGTGTGATGACCGTCGAAGAGCGGGACTCCTACGAGAAGGAGTGGATCGGCAACAAGGAGCGGGGCATCGACAACTTCCGAACGAAGTACCTGGCCCGCTGCCTTTGCCACCCTGAGAGCGGCGAGCGGCTCTTCGACGAGCAGGGCATCGAGCAGCTGGCGAAGAAGTCGTCGGCCGTCGTGTCGAAGCTCTTCGAGAAGGCGATGAAGCACAACAACATGACCGAGAGCGACGTGGAGGAACTCGCAAAAAACTGAAGACCCGGCCGATGCGGAGGTTTCTTTTCCGCCTCGCCGGGCACCTAGGCATGACGGTGCGGGAGTTGTCTCGCCGCATGGACTCGCAAGAGCTCAGTGAGTGGGTGGCGTTCACTCGCTACTACCACGCTCTGCCGGATCCGTGGCAGCAGACAGGCTTGCTCACCAGTGCCGTGCTCGCACCGTACAGCGAGAAAGGCAAAGCACCGAAGGCGTCCGATTTCGTTCCGACCGAGAAGCCACCGCAGACATCAGAGGAGATGGCCAGAGAGCTCGCAAAGCTCACCGGCATCTTTGAGCAGTAGCAGCCATGGCCAACATCCTCTCACTTGCGATGAAGGTTTCCGCCGACGCCTCTGGCGTGGTGAAGAACCTCACGCCGGCCGAGCGGGCTCTTGAGAAGCTGGGGCAGAACGCCGACAAACTCACGAGCGTTTTTGACCAGTTCGCCGGAAGCAGTGAAGCGGCGGCCAACGCTCAGCGTGCTGCGGCTGCAAGTTTTGACGCTCTCGTGACGCAGCTGCAGGGTGGCGAGATCAACGCCAAGCAGTTTGCCGAAGCGTATGCCAACCTCGGCAAGGAGATTGAGAAGGAAACCAAACTCCTGCAGCGTGCGTCTGAGATCACCCGTGCGAACATCAGCCCGCAGGAGCGGTACACGCAGGCGGTTGACGAGCTCAACGACCAGCTGCGTGCCGGCCGCATCTCGCAGGACACATACAACCGAGCCCTGGAGAAGGCCCAGCGGGATCTCGACAAGACGAGCGACAACGCCAAGAAAGCCGACACCAGCCTGGAGTCACTAGCCCGCAACACGAAGATCCTCGCCGGCATCGAGCTCGGTAGGCTGTTCGTGGACGGCGTCCAGGCAATCGCCAACGTGTTCCGTGACGTGGCTAACCGAGTCACCACGCTGGTGTCCAGCGTCAACTCAGGCATCGACTCGCTCAACGATCTGTCGGCCCGCACAGGCATCAACGTCGAGGCCCTGCAGGGTTACTCGCTGGCGGCAAAACTCGCCGGCGTGGACACCGAGCAGTTCGGCACCGCCGTGCAGCGGCTGGCCGTGAATATCGGCAAGGCCACGCCGGGCGACGCACTCGACAAGGCTCTCAAGGGCATCAACCTGTCGCTGGCGGATCTGCGGGCGTTGTCACCCGAGCAGCAGTTCTCAGAGATCGGGCAGGCTATCTCGCAGCTGCCGACGGCCGCAGACCGTGCTGCCGCCGCTGTCGCCATCTTCGGCAAGCAGGGGGCCGCTTTGGCTCCGCTGTTCCGTGAAGGGGCGGCCAGCATTGAAGAACTGCAAGCCCGTGCCGAGCGGCTCGGCATCATCATCAGCGAGACGCAAGTCAACAACGTCGCAGACATGAACGACGCTTTTGACTTGGTCGCCGCAACCATCAACGGCATCGTGGGGCAAGTGATTGGCAACCTTGCGCCGGCCGTGACGGCTGTAACCAACGAGTTTCTGCGATTCGTCGAGGAGTGGAGCGGAGCACAAGGCACCGGCGGCACCGGCATCGCCAATGCCATAACTGACGTGCTGCTCGAGGGTGCGTCCTACTTCGCCGCCATCTTCGACAAGTTCGTGGAGGAGTTTGGAAACCTTGGCGAGGTGTTCGCGTTCTCGGCCGACGTGTTCGATGTTACTGCCAAAGTGCTGCTCAGTGTCTCTGAAGCCTTCCGTGTGGTGTTCAACGTCTTGCAGCTGGGCATCGACGCGCTCATTGTCGGCTTCGGCAAAGTGCTCCAAGGGCTCGGCAGTTTCGTGGACTCCGACCTGGAGGAGTACGGCCGAGCGTTGGTGGACGCCGGCATGGAGTCCACGGAAAGAAACTCCCGTGAGATGGAGGCCGCCGCAGCCAACGCTGCCGAGACGTTCAACAGCATCTTCACGGGTGGCACCGGAAACGCCGGGCAGGCAGGCGAAGGTGCAGCCGAAGAGTTCCTGACAAAACTGAAACTGAAAATCCAGAACGCCCGCCTGCCCGAAGTGCAGGTGCAGGCCAACCTGGCCTCAGCCACGGCAGAGCTTGACCAGTTCTTGTCCACCGCCGAGGGCGGCGCGTCTGAGTTCTTGCAGCAGTCGCAGGCCACGCTAGCCACGTTCTCGCAGATGGCGGCTGAGGGCGAACTGACTGCCGACCAGATCGAGATCATGAACGGATTTATGGAGCGGCTGAACGGCGAGATCACCAAGGAGCGGCAGCTGCGGCAGGAGGCTACTGACGCTGCACAGGCCCAGGCCGACGCGGACAAGAGGCGGCTCGACCAGCTGCTGCAGACCAACGACGAGGCGGCACGCATCGAGCAGGACTTGCTAGTCGTTCAACGTGAGCAGGCCCGTGTGTCGGAGCAACTGGCCGCAGCACGAGAGGCCAACAACGTCGCTGAGGCTGACGCCGCAGCCGCCCGCCAAGGCGAGCTCGACCAGTTGCAGGGCAAACTCCAAGACCAACAGCAGGCTCTTGCGCAGGGTTTTGGCCAGGGCTTTCAGGCTACGTTCCAGGCGGTGGACGAGAACATCCAGAAGCTAGTCGAGAAGTCGCAGGAGTTTGGCCAGGCCGGTGCGGATGCCGCAATGCGGCTTGAGGAAGGCATCGCTTCCGCCCAGGCTCTGGCGTCGTCGGGATTCATCAACAAAGAGGTATTCGACGCCGAGGTGGCCCGGCAGCAGGAGCTCTTCAACAACGAGATCCGCAACATCGAAGAAGCCGAGAGGCTAAAGGCTCAGGCCGCCGATGAGCGACTTGCTGCTGAGAAGCGGCAGCAGGAAGAAGCTCTGCGAGCGCAGGAGGAATACCAGCGGCAACAGCAGCAAGCCGCCGAGGCCGCCGCCAACGAGCAGCAGCGGGTGCAGGAGCAGATATTCCAGTACCAGCAGAAGGTGCTGGAAGAGCAGCAGAAAGCCGCCGAGGCCGAAGCCAAGCGACAGGAAGAGCGGCTCACCAAGCTGAACACGCTCGGTTCGCAGACCATCACGGGCAGCGACATCCGCACCGCTGAGGGTGCCGCCCTAGTGCTGAACCTGACGGCCAACGCTCAGGATCCCCGGCTCATTCAGGAGCGGCTGCAGACCAAGCTGCTCGAGCGGATCGCCACTGGCATCGGCCAGGCGGCCAGCAACTACTTCAACCAGCCGGTGGCCATTGTGGGCTACTCGTCATTCGGGGAGCCACGGTAATGGGCGTTGCATCGCACGTCGAACTGTCTCGCACGTTCGAGAACGAACTGAGCGCACAGCCCCGTGCCATCAGGCGTTTCGCCGTGACGCTGACGAACGACACCCTTCAAGGAAACCCGCCTTCTGAAACGGACCTGCTGACGGAGTGCGGACTTGGCGTCTTTGGTTCTGTGCATCCTGGTTTGCCGGCGTTCAATCTGCGAAAGGTGACGATTTCGGAGAGGTTTGGCGACTCGCCGTATCACGTCGAGCTCACTGCTGAGTACGGCAATGTGCTGCCCAACGAACTGGAGGTACCCACCGACAGAGACGCTGAGTGGTCTTTTGAGGCACAGCCCAGCCAAGTGCCGGCCCTGTACTACTACCACGGCACTGGCAACGCCGACCTGCGGCCACTCACCAACTCTGCGTACGACTACTTCGAGGGCATCACGACCGACGAGGCCATGGTGCGGGCCACGATCCGCAAGAACTTCTCAGCATTCCCGCTGTCGCAGATGGCCGCCACCAACACGGTCAACGACGGCACGTACTTCGGCGGTGCGGCGTACAGCTGGAAGTGTGCCGGCGTGAACTCCACGTACACCATCGAGGCGTTCAACGGCGTGAACTACGCGTACTGGGCCACGCAGATCGAGCTCATGTACCGCCAGACCGGCTGGGTGCTGCAACTGCCCGACGTGGGCTGGAACTACCTGAGCGGCGGCCAGAAGCGGCGGGCCATGGTGTTCGACTTTGAAAACGGCGAGTGGGTGGCGTCGGCCAACCCTGTCGGCCTGGACGGCAGCGGCAACCAGACCAGCGGCCAGCCGGCTGTGCTGCAGCGTCGAGTGAATCAGGTGGCCAACTTCACCACGCTCTTCGGCACGCCGCCGTCCTGACATGGCACGCAAACGAGGCCCATTCGACGCCGTGCAGTTCACCCGGGAATCCGCAG